CCGGCATCCGCAAGCTTGCCGGTCGCCGCCCCCACCTCCGCCACTGCCTGCCGCCGCTCCTGCTGTTCCGGCCGGTGGCTGTGATCGCCGCACACCCTGATAGCACGCCAGAGGAGCGCCAATGGGGCGCCCCAGTTCTGGACGATCTGCGTGAGGCTTGCCATGAGCCGTACTTGGAACTGTCCGAGCGGGACCGCATCAACTGCGAAAACCTCGCCCTGGAAATTGCCAAGTGGGCAATGCGCGAGACGGCAGAAGGCCAGCCCCGCGCCGCTATGTGGGCCGCCCTGACGGTGCTGTTCTGGCTGGACGAGGACACCGAGCACGGTCTGTTGGTGGAGGAAAGCTATCTCCACCGCGCCGTCTATGCCCTGACGGAAGCCGGCAACCGTCACCCCGACATCATCGCCCGATACGCCAACTCCGCCCGGAAGGCCGCCAAGCGTCTGGCGAAGGTGCTGGCGCGCATCGAGCTTTTCCCGACCGCCGCTGCCCACCCGATCCGGGAGGCCGCCTAATGTCCACACACCAACACCCCCGCGATGGCGACAGCCTGTCCATCGCAGGTGAGCATATCCGGTGGGCACGGTCCGCCGGTTACTCGGCTCGTCAGGTCGTGGAAAGCCTCATCAACCGCCCGACGCTTGTGGAGCCCAATTGGCAGAGCGCCCTGTCGCTCGTCCAGTCCTGGCACCACGAGATGCGGGCAACCGGAATGCGGAGGGCAGCGTGAAAACCCTCACATCACCAGAAATGTCCATCCTCTTCCTTGATCGAGCGACGGATTTCCTCAAGGCGAAAGGCTTGTCAGCCTTCAACGCGCTCGCCAACGGGGTCAGCAATTGCTGCGAAAGCGAGATCGAAAAGCGGATGTTGATTGAACTGTTCTTCGCTGAGGATTGGCATGACGACTTAGGCGTCGGTCTCCTTGATGTGCATGACCACACGATGGGCGGCAAGATCAACGAGGACTATTCAACCGTCTTGTGTCCCCAGCTTCCAATCGGTCCATACCGCATTGACATTGCGGTGGTTGCCATTGGTTACGAGGGGCAAAAGTTACTCATCGCCATTGAGTGCGATGGGCATGACTACCACGAGCGCACGAAGCAGCAGGCCAGCCGGGACAAAAAGCGGGACAGGCTTCTTCAGAAGGCCGGGTGGTTGGTGTTCCGCTACACCGGGTCTGACATCTTCCGTGACGGCAAGAAGTGCGCTGCCGAGGTGGCGCAGTATGTGGAAGAGTGGCGCTACAACACGCTGCCCGCGGCTGCCTTCTCAACGGAGGTGAGCCATGAAGCGCCCTGACTCATGGATGCCCCTCTATATCGGAGACTACCTCGCTGACACCGGCAGGCTGACGACGGAAGGGCACGGGGCGTACCTGCTGCTCATCATGGAATACTGGCGGAGCGGTGAGCCGCTGCCGGACGACGACGAACAGCTTGCATCCATTACCCGCCTGTCGGTTGACCGCTGGGCCGCGGTGCGGCGCGTGCTGGAGCGTTTCTTTGAAGTGGCGGACGGGCTGTGGCGTCACACCCGCGTCGATGCCGAGATGGCGAATGCCGGGGAGCGGTATGCCAAGGCAAAGGCGAAATCTGACGCCGCCATTGCCGCCCGTGAAGCTGCCCGCCGGGAGCGCGAAGAAGCCGCCGCTCGCGCCAAGGTCGCCATGGAGGCCGCCGCCAAGGCGACCAAAGAGGCAATCCCCGAAAACACCACAGAGAACACCTTGGAGACGACCTTGGAGGTGACCCCCAAGGTAACCGACAAGGCGAGCATGGGGCTAACACAACCACAACCACAATCTACTTACGTAGAGGATGGTGTGGAGGTAACGCGACCGCATCCGCTAAACCCGGCGGTGGCAATCATCCAAGCATTCGACGCCGAACGGATTGCCGCCTTCGGTGAGAACATGCGCCGGGCGTACCCGCACTCCACCGACAAGCTTTATGCCGACCGCTGGATAGCCGCGGGCGCCGACGCCGAACTCTGCCGGCCGGTCTTCCTGGCCGTCTGCCGGGAGTTCGCCGGGGCGAAACTGGCGCCCCCCAATTCCCTGAAGTTCTTCGATGCCCGCATCGCCAACGCACTCGCTGAACGCAACCGCCCAATGCCGGAGGGCCGCCCGAATGCAACACGTCCCGCAGCTACCCGTGAAGCCCCAGAGCACGCAGTTGAGCGCCGCCGTGACGCGCTTGCCGGTGCGGTGGCTCGAAAACTGGCAACCGAACGAGGCGGTTCCGGTTTCGATTGAGACCGTCCGCAACGCCATTGCCCAGCATGAGGCCGCGTTGATGCCGGCGGACATTCGGGCGGTGGCGGTGGAACTGGACCGGGTTCTTGCCGTCCACGGCACGCCTGCCGATTGGGAAGGCAAGGTGGACGACTACCTCGAAGCCTTCGAGGGCGTGCCGCTCGATCTGGTGCAGAAGGCGTGCAAGAACGCCCGGCTGAACCTGAAGTTCTTTCCCAAGCCGGCGGAGCTTCGCGCCCCGATCTTAGACGAACTGGCAGAACGGCGACACGCGTTGCGCCGGCTGCGGACGGCGGAGGTAAAGGCCGCGCCCCGACTGCCGGAGCCGCCGCGCCAACGCACGCCGGAAGAGATCGCCGCCGCCGCTGCCATGGTGGAGGCGGTGAGCAAACTGGACGCCGCTCCGAAGGCCATGCCGACCGACCGCTCCGACCTCCGCCCCGAAGACGACGACCGCCGCGCCGCGATCCTGCGTGTGCAGCAAGAGACGCGCGCTTTCAAGCGCATCCCCAAGCCCTGGGAGCAACCCCAATGACCACCACCACCGAACCCACCTTCAAGATCGGCGACCGCGTGAAGGTGAAGGACGCAGAGGTTGACCGCTACGTGTCCGCCTTCGCCAAATACATCAGGGGCCGCCCTGCGACGGTAAAGGCACTGCCGCGCCCCTGGGGTGACGGAACCATGATGTTCAAGGGCAAGGTCCAGCTTGAGTGGGACGTGAAGCGCAGGAACGCGGTGCCCAAGAGAGAATGGATCGACCAGCGCGACGTTGAGCATCTGGAGGCCGCCCAATGACCGCGAGCAATTCTGAACTCACGCAAGCGCGACTGCGCGATTTACTGACCTATGATCCGCAGACTGGCATTTTCACGTGGCGGGTAGATCGTGGGACGGCAAAGGCGGGGCAGGCAGTCTCCTGTGTAAGCGGCGCCGGCTATGTCCAAATCCGTATTGATGGCAAACGTCACTCCGCTCACCGTTTGGCGTTTCTCTGGATGACGGGCAATTGGCCGGATAAGCAAGTCGATCACATCAATCGTGACCGGGTTGACAACCGCTGGGGCAACCTGCGCCTTGCGAACAGCAGTCAGAACTTGGCTAACCGACCGCTGAACCGAAACAATACTTCTGGAGTCAAAGGCGTCTGCTGGGATAGGCGAGACGAGAAGTGGAGCGCGCGCATCAGGGCAAACGGCAAGAGGCGCTTTCTTGGATGCTTTTCCGACATTAACGACGCCGCCGCCGCTTATGACGCAGCAGCAAAACAGCACTTCGGCGATTTTGCCAACCCTGTTAAGGAGGCCAGTCATGGCCGGTGACATGCACATCCCGACCTTCGACCACCCGCATTGCTGGACAAACCCGCGCGAGCCCGGCAACGCCCCGTCTGAGCTTGGGCCACGACAGGCTTGGTGCTGGGATAACGCGGCAGCTTGCGGCGATGCCGGATCACGCGACAGCCGGAAGCGGCAGACTGCCCACACGCCGGGGTGCCGTGGATGCAGCCGGCGCATCCGGTCCTTCCTCATCGAGCGCGGGCATATCGAGCCTCACCAGCGCGTCATAACCAACCCGCAGAAGCGCGCGGCGTGAAAGCGGGGGTGCGGGTTTCTGTGCAGATGCCGCCAGAAGCCCGCAGGATGGCCCGTGAGTGCGATGAACGGCCCCGGACGTATCGGCGCAGGGGTTATGTGTGCGAGAGGCCCATGCAGCGCGAAATTTCGGGGAAGACAATCCGGCGCGCATTCGGCAGAACGCCGACGCCAGCCCATTAAGCATTCGCAAGACTTGCGGCAATAGCGGCGTGATTGCGGCAAGAATTAGGCGGGCGTGCTTGAAGATTTTGCTCTGCGGGTTGCGCCAAATCTGATAGACTAGGCGCATACAAAGCGGCCCGCCGAGTGCGCTAACACTGCGGCGGGCCTGACCAACGCGAACAGAAAGGTGTTCGATATGGCTGATACGATTGTTACCGAACGGACGAACGCAAATCAAGCGTCTCGCGACATCCCCATCATCATCGACACACAAGGGGTGCGTGCGCTGCTTACGGGTGATAAGACGCAGGCGCGCTGCCTTGCTTCAAGCCCGCTCGCTAAGGCGATGCCGGGTGACATGCTGTGGGTTCGTGAGGCGGCAGCCGTGCGCGGCACTGGCTGGCATCACGTGGAAGGCCATCGCCACAGAGTGTCCTATCGCGCCGATGAGGACGAGCATGGGAGATGGCTTGGCTTGCCGACGTGCGGCTGCGGCCCCCGCAGGGGAGAGGCGCCATCCATGTTTCCGAGCAAGAGCTATAATGTCGATGGGAGGCTCCGCTGGGCGCCATCGACCAACATGCCGCGCTGGGCCTCCCGCCTCACGTTGGTGGTAGAGGACGTGCGGGTCGAGCGATTGCAGGACATCACGACCGCAGGAGCAATCGCGGAAGGCGTGATAGACGACGAATGGCGGGAGTGGCGGGAAGACGCCGCCAACATTGGCATGCCGGAAGGGTCGCGCATCGAAGACGAGCGCGATGTTTTCGCCAAGCAGTGGAACACCAAGAGCGGCGCTCATGCTTGGGATGGCCCAGGATCATGGGAAGCTAACCCGCTTGTTGCTGTGCTGACTTTTCGCGTTGAGCGCGCCAACATCGACGCTCTCCGCAAGGCCGGAGTAACCGACAATGGCTGACCTGACCGACGACCAGATCGAGCGCTTGGCGCGGACGCCCGGCAGCTTGATCCAGCGCTGCGCCGATGCCATTGGCGAGTACGTCCAGTCCAAGCCGATGGAAGATTTCACTCCGGAGAATATCGAGGCACGTCGCCGCGGTATGTCCTACGCCGTGCTGAACGCCGCTCGCATGCCCAGCAACGTCATGACCATGGAGGGCAACGACGCCATTAACGGCGGCTGGGGTGCTCACAACACTTGGGTCGAGATGATGGGCTTTGCGCTAGGGCAGGGCATGCCGATCCACGGCCCCCGCCACAATCCGCTTGCTGCGACGGCGGAAGCGCTGTGGCCGTGGGTTCGGCTCGGAATGCCGGGCTGCGAAAAGCTGGATTGGAAGCGGGTTAACCCCGGCAGTTTGGCCCACGACTGCGCCATGGATGCCGCCCGCGCTGCGCTGAATGTGCGCGCCGTGCCGCTGGATTGCGAAGGAGACGCGGCATGAAGCCCGCATTCCGCGCCACCGCTGCCGCCCTTGGCTCCGTCGCGCTCACCGTTGGCGGATGCGTCGCTTTGGTCAACATGTCGCCGTCCATGCAAATCGCGTCGGCCATCTTCGCCGCCGGCTTCATGATCGCTGCGGCAATCACCCTTCGAGGTGCGCCATGACCGACCCCCGCGAAGCTCTAGAGCGCCTGACCCGCTGGCGGAAAACCGGAGGCGCCGCGATTTCCCCTGCTATGACTAAAGCCGATCAGTTCGCCGCTGACGTGGTCGCCCTGCTGTCCACGGTGGAGCAGTTAACATCCTCCAAAAGCATCAAGCCTGTGGATTTCCAAGAATAGCATAAGCTGCTCTCTTTGGTTCGCGCTTCATCGGCCCCCAAAGGAATACCTCGGCGCGGGCTGTGTTCCAGCCCTGAGGATGTTGCGGGCGGCATTGGTATCGGCGTTTGCCGTGTGCCCGCAATGTCCACATCGAAAGGTCGCTTGGCTCTCGCGACTTGCTTTATCGATTGTCCCGCATTCGGCGCAGCACTGCGACGTGTATGCCGGATTGACTCTACGCAACTCACCGCCACGTTCGGCGATCTTGTAGGAAAGGAGGGTTTCGAATTGATGCCAAGCGTTGCCCAGGATGGCGCGGTTCAGCCCGGCTTTCTGCCGGACATTCCGACCGGGGTTTTCCGCGGTGCCCGTCGCACTGGCCGTCATGTCGCGCGTCTTCAGCGCCTCCAGCACGACAACGCCATAGGTGCGCGCAATCTCGGTCGTGCGCTCATGGTTCCAGTGCAGGCGGACGCGCGCCATCTTCGCCTTGGTCCGCGCTAGAGCTTTTCTTGCCGCAGCCCGGCGATTGGAACCGCGCTTGCACTTCGACAGTTTGCGGGCCTGCTTCCGCGCCCGGCGATCAAGGACGTTCAGGCGCTCCTTCGGCATGTCCACGAACCGGCCGTCAGACAGGGCAAGCGTATGGACCACGCCGCGGTCGATACCAACAGACGGGCCGAAGTTCTGCGGCGCATCGTGCTCAACCTCCGTCGAGAAAACGACATGCCATCCCAAGGCGTCGCTCGTCACGGTGACGTTCTTGATCGTTCCGGGAATGTCACGTGTTAGGCGGAGCTTCACCTCTCCGATCTTAGGCAGGCGAACAACAGCCCATTTGGCGTTTATTTTTCGCCATGGGCATTCTCGGCCAATAAACCTAAATCTGTCATCCTTCCCACGTTTGCGCGCGGTCGGATAGCCTGAGCGCCCAGAGAAGAAGCCGGCGAATGCCCTGTCCAGATCGCGGAGCGCTTGCTGCTGACAGCACTGCGCAACGGCGGCGACCCAATCAAACTCCGCTCGAAGCTGAGTCAATTCTCTAGCCTGCGACGGATAGCTGATCGAGCGTCCAGTGTTCGCCTTGAACTGACGCCACCAGTCGCGGCGCTGCTCAAGGGCAAGGTTGTAGACGAGGCGGCAAACCCCGGCGAACTGACCGAACAGCACTTCCTGTTCTGGCGTCGCGTACAGCCGGAATTTGTAGCCTCGGTTCAGCATGGCTTACTTGCCTTCGCGGTGTGCGTCGATGATGCGCCGGATCAGGTCAGACACGGAAATGCCAAGGCGTTCCGCCTCCTTCCGGAGGTAGTCGTACTGAGGGCGCGTGAGAGTAATTGATTGTCGGACGGTGCTCATGCGGTGTATAATTGCACCACGTTCACCTTTTGTAAACACCAGATTTATGGGGTATAAAATGCCCGCTGACCACACCCCCACTGACGACACCGTCCTCCGCCAGCCGGCCGCCCCGATCAGCCCGCAGGAGATCGCGGGGAGCGCCAGCATCGAAATTTTTCAGCGTTTCGAGGCGCTGACCTTCCACGGCGACGGAAGGCAGACGGCCCGTGAGGTGTTGGGCATCGTTGAGAGGGCCATAAAGTCCGCCGCGATCCCGGCCGGCTGTGGCATAGGAAATCAGCAATCCAGCGAGGATTACCAACGGGTTGAAGGTGGCCGGAGTTTTGAGGGAAATCAGCCGCCGGCCCTGCTGCCCCACCCCGACGACGAATGGACCATCGACGCCCTGCATGGGCACATGGAGCACCTGTTTGGCGAGGAAGACGAGTTCTCAAAGGCATCGGCCGACGCCATCGCTTGGTGTGTGGAGCGCATCGAGGCGCTGACTGCCGGATGCGACGAGGCAAAGTCCGCAGTCGCAGTTCTGGTCCGCATCGCCGAGGCATTCGGCTGCCATCCCGATTGCACGGATCAGGAAATCGGTGATCTGGTCATCAAGCGGGCGGAGGAACTGAAGGCCGGGGCGTTGGCCGAGCTGGCTGCCGAGAACGCCCGGCTGACCAGAGAGCGGGATGAGATGGCACGGCGCGCGCGGATGAGCGCCGACATGATCGCGGCGTGCAATCAAGACACGATCATGCAGGACGCGGCGGCGGATGAGATGTCTGCCCAAATCGCCGCCCTCAAGGCGGAGGTGGAGCGGCTGAATACCAGCATGGAGGCTGCCCGCGCTCTAGTGGACCGTGGCGCTGTCCGGGCTTGGAACGACACCCACTATCGCACCGAGCCGATGTCCGCTGACCGTCAGCGGGTCATCGAGACGCACGACATGTTCCGGCAGGCCTTGGTCTTGCTGGGTGCTGACTGCTGCCGGTTAGAGGCCGACCACGCCGCAGCCAAGGAGGGCGCACGATGACCAGCGCTAGGCACTGGCTTGGATGGGTAGTGATCGCCCTTGGTGTCCTGATCCTGCCGGCTGGAAGGCAGAAGGCGGAGGTGATTGAGATGCTGAAGACATACGACAGGCGCATCAAGCAACGGATCGGGGTTGAGCCATGACCATCCGCGCCGACATCCTCCAAGAGGCAAGCGACCTGATCCACGGCGACCGGCTGAAGACCTACGGCGATCCTGCCACAAACTTCTCCCGCATCGCTGTGGGTTGGAGTGCAATATTCGGTCAGCGCATAGAGCCTCACCAAGTGTGTCTCGCCATGGCGTGGCTGAAGATCGCAAGGCTCACGCAAGACGCCACTGCGCGTGACGGTACGGTTGATGGAGCGGCGTACTTGGCTCTTGCTGGCGAGCTTGCCGCCAAGTCGTGATTTTACCACGCCGCGCTGATGGAAACCACTGCGCGGCGTTCTTCAATCTGCTATAATCCGCCCACGCGAATTTTCCGGCCAAGGATGCGAAATGCCAGCCAAGGGGTATCGTGCAGAGAAGCGCGCTGATGGGTGGATGATCGTCAATGCTGACGGGTATCCAGGCATTTCAAGCGCCATCCAAGTGACCGAATGGGAGGCCGAAGTCATCGCTGATGGCATGGACCGGGCCTTTGCCGCTGGTCAGCGCCGCCGCTCGGAAGAAATCACAGCCTTGCTGAAGGGGTGAGAGATGGCCGCCGCCTTACAGCCCGTTCCGAACGCCCGCCGCGTCGGGGTGATTAGCCACCAAGCGTCCGTCCGGCAGTCTCAGGATGAGGTGACGGACTTAGGCACGCCGCAAACCCGGAAGCGGCTACAGACGGACAACTGCCTGCTGATGCTCCACAAGGACCAGATCACGCAGGAACAATATGACGGGACGTGCCTCATTCGCATGGCGTATCTGCTGATCACCAAGGGCATGGACGCCCGCGTGGCTACGTATGGCGAGACGTTCGGCGCCGGCAAGGACGACTACGAGAGCGTCTATGCCGTGATGGTTCAGGAGCACTACCTTGACTGGATCGACGCCATGGCGGAGCGGGCAGCGGCCAACGCCAGAGCCAAGCGGGGCGGCAATAGGTGGAAAACTTGGCTCCCCATGGCCGTCATCGTGGATGGCATCACCTGCGCCGACATCGCTGACCAGCGGGGCATGAAGACGCAGACGGTGGCGGAGTATCTGCGGGACGCGCTGGATTTGTTCAATGACGTGCGGTTCGGCCGGATCAAGCGAGACCGGAAGATGGCGGCCTAGCAAGAAAATCGGCTGTTTTTCTCTTGTCGCGCGCGCATCTGTGGTAGAATAGGCGGGCCGCGGAAGTGCAGCAACACTTGCCGCGGTCCTAACCATCAACGAACAACTGGAGTTCGATAATGGCTAACACTGAATTTGCCGGGAACGGCTATGAAATGCAAGGGCGCCACAGCATCGCCATCCCCGATGGCTTGCATCCTGACACCGCCAAACTGGTGTGCGACTTCGCCGAAGCTGTCGCCGCGAAGCTCCGCCGGGCGGAAGTCAAGTACGGCTATTTGGACGCTTGGAAGCTGGATCATTGGCGCGACGGCTGCGCGGCCGAGCTTCTCCGCCACGTCCACAAGGGAGACCCGCGCGACGTGGCGGCCTACTGCGCCTTCGCATGGTTCCACGGGTGGAGCGTCACGCCTGCGGCGCCGGACGGCGCTGACGATCTGACCGAGACGGCCAAGCGGATGGCCCACACATGGTCGGACACCAAGTGGCCCGGCGGCATGATCGCGTCGCCTGATGAGTTTTGGGACGGTCTAGAGGAAGGGCATCGGGCCGCATGGCTTGCCGCGGCTCGCGTGGCGGAGGTTATCAATGGCTGAACGTGAAATCCGCATTCGAGGCGCGAATGACGATGAAGCCCGCCGCGCCGTGCTGACGTGCATTGATGACTACGAGAGCGGTCATTTAAACGACGGACGAGGGGAGGGGTTGAGGAACTGCGTCGTCTGGAGCTTGGGCCGCTTCACGAAGGCTTCGATTGCCGTCTACCACACGAAGACCGCAATCGTCGGATTGTACAGGGGAGACAACAATGGCTAAAGCCGATTACATCCTGTGCGACCGCTGCGACGCCAAGATCGTCTACGACGGCGAAGGCAAGATTGCAGAGGGGATTTTCGCGCTCGGGCTGAATAAGATGCCGGCGTTGTGTGAGGCGTGCCGCTCCGCTATCGCCATGGCTGGAGCCAATGAACAGCCGCTGGCACACGAACTTCGCGTCATGGCTGGCGCCGACGCCTTCAACGATAGCCGCGCCGACGATCTGCTGATGCAAACGGCTGACATCATCGATGCGGTCGCTAACTACCGCGCCGTCGTTGAAAGCTGGGCGGACGGCATAGAAAAGCGCCTGCGCGACTGCGCCGACAACCCGGCGGCCAACGGCATGGCTCCGGTCCATCCGGCAACGCTGCGCGAGGCGGCCCACGAAATTGAACGTCGTCGCGATGAGGTGCGCATAGCCGTGGAAGAAGGCGCGAAGCGTCTGTCTGAGATTGAGGAGTTGCGCTTCCAATACGAACATCTCGACGGGCTGTGGCGCAAGCTGGTGGAGGCCGCTCAAGAGGCCGGGCACGTCAACGGAGAGGGCAGCGACTTCGCCTATCTGCTGATGAGCCTGCGCATGGGGCCGCCAGACCGATACAGGACCGCCCTTGACCGCATCCATGCCGTGATTGACGCTGAAGCAAAGCGCGTCACAACCGATGATGCGCCTGACGAAATGGCCCCGGTCGAGAGTTCGGCGTGGGTGATGGGCTACAAGGCTGCGCTTGAGCGGGTTGCCAAGGAGTTCCGCGCATGACCGACCTCGACCTGACGCAACCCATCTGCACCCGTGATGGCCGCCGCGTGCGCATCGTCTCGACCGACAGCCGGCACACCGAGGGGCCGTACCGCTTCCCCATCTTGGCGGAAGTCGAATACCCAAGGAACTCGGGCCATTGGGTCCAGCGGCACTACATGCCGGATGGGCGCGGGCCGATGGTCAAGCATTCCGTTTATGACGACCTGACCGAAGTCTCTGTGTATGAACACAGGATGGCCGAAGAAGAGCGCCGAATGGAGCGGGTGCGGTCGATCCGCGCGGCGCAGATTGCCGTGGCAGAGGCTGGCGGCATCACCGACCGCAAAACGGTCATGGCTCTGTGCGCCGCGTTCAACTGCGCATCGGAAAACATGGACGCGGACTGCACCAAGTATCGCCTGTCCGACGACGAACTTGGCGACATACTGGAAGGCTGCCAGATCGGCGCGCGTCGCCTCACGACTTGGCTTCGCAAGGAGCGAAATGGGCACCATTGGGTATGCACCTTGAAGGGAGCCACCCTCTTCAACCTGATGGAAGCGGCCACCACGGCTGCGTGGAATGGGAAGCCGCCGCAGACCTAACCCGGTTGCGCCGCTCCACCACATTTTCGCTTGACCGGAAGGGGCAGTTGAGCGTACGTTCCTGATAGTGAACAGAATTGCGCCCGGCGGTAACTCGCTCGGGCGCTTTGCGTTTGGGGCCAGCGATGCCGGACGATCCGCCGCCAGCCCCTGACGCACCGTTACCCGCCACCGATGAGGCGTCGCCTGACTATGCCGCCATCGCTGCATATACCGAGATTATACCACGCCGGGCCGTTATGACCGGGTGGCTAGAGGACTGACGCCATGGCTGACCCGACCACCGAAGCGCCTGCATGGCTTGCCTGGGTCTTCGGGACCGGTGGAGCCGGCACCATGGCTTACGGGGCCTACGCCTTTGTCAGCGCCAAGCTGAAAGCCAAGACGGAAGAGGCGAGGGCGGAGCGGAAAGCAGCTCGGGCGGAAGCTGTCGAGAACGACATAATCTCGTCCCTCGAAAAGCAAGTGGAGCGAATGCAAGGCCAGATCGACAGGCTGATCAAGCATGTCGCTGAGCAGGACGACAAGATCGAGGAGCTGAACAAGCTTCTTGGTGAAGCCATGGACGCCCGCGTTCAGGTGATGGTGGAGGCCACGAAGTACCGTGAGCACAACGCCGCGCTTGAGGCCAAGGTCAACATGCAGCAGGTCACGATAGAGAGCCAGCAAGCCAAGATCACGACGCTGACCCAAGCCTACAAGGGCTTATCCGAATGGGTCGGGCTGCTTGACCTGTCGGAGAGCGACCGATCCGCCGCACCGTACCGTGAGGCTGCCGGATGGCTGGCCGAGAACAGGGGTAGGTTAGTGGGCGCGGCTTGACACCGCTCCCCACTCGGTTTGCCTGTGGTACAGCGCTGCGCAGGCAAGGGCCGTCCTCTTGTCGATGGGAGCGGGCTTCCCGTCACGGCGCTTTCCGGCCAGCCAGTTTCCGAACGTCTCGGCTGAGACGCCAAGCGCTTCGGCGGCCTTCGCCTGCGACTTGAAGCCCATCACAGTCATCCACTCGCGCAAATCCTTCGGCGTCATGGCGATCCATTATGTGGTGAGTGCCGATATTGTACGCCGGGATGCGGCTCCATGGTATCCGAAATTGTACGGAGACTGCCGTGACGATGTGCCAAGAGATTTGCGACGCCGCTTCCCACTGCGCCCCATGCGAGGCGCTTGACGACGCCTTCCGCCGGATCGACGCGACGGGCAGGGCCTACGTGGAAGGTCTCGACGAAAGCGGGCGCTATGCCGTCCTGAATGGCCGTGTCTATCGCCGCGCTGAATGGGAGTGAGCCAACATGGTCACCGAGCTAGGCCGCATCTCCCGCATCTCTGCCCGCCGGGCCTATGTGGTTGCGGACATCGAGGGGCACGAGCTGGTGCATGAGACGCGCGACGCCGGCTTCTACACGCCCATGCCCAGCCCCGGCGACACGCTGATCCGGCTGGCTGATGGCACGCTGTCGCACAAGCCCGCGCCGAGCGTCACGGAAAATGGCGACGTCCCGATCTGCGGCCCTGCCATCCTGAACGACAGCCTCGACCGCCTGACACAGCAACTCTTCGAACGGTGCCGCTGATGCCAACCTTCATTGCCGGCCGCTGCCCGCCCTTCAGCAAGACATCGGATGGCCCGCTAGATGCGAGCACAGCCCGTGGCGCTGCCAGACTGGCTCAGAAGATAGAGGGCATGTGGCGCATGGCTGGTGTCCAGGGCGTCAGGGTGTGGGTGGACATGGTCCCTCCTGCTGAGAACGCGATGCCCCGCCCGGTGATCCGGTCGAATTTGGTCAACGCTATGCCCCCGCGGTGACGAGATGAGCGACGAAGGCGAAAGCATCCTCGTTGAAGGCCTGCCCCCTCCCGTGTGGCGCCGCGCACTGATCCTGTTGGCGCGTGTCGGCATCGCCGTCCGCTTCCCCGGCTCTCATCACCTGCTGTGGTATGGCGTGCTCGGATGCTGGATTGGCTTCGAGCCATTCACGCTGACCGTCAATGAGGACGGCACGTCTGACCTGAAGTCGGAGGCAATCAATGGGTGACGTCATCGACATGGAAGCGCATCAGCCGCACGAGACGGCGGAACTGATGTGCGTTGACTGCCGCCGACGTTGGCAAGGCGTTTGGCCTGCCGCCACTTTGCTGAAGGAGCTTGAATGCCCCTACTGCGAGACGGTCGGCAATGTCATCAAGACGGGGCAGTCACAATGACCCGTTCCATGGCCCCCACCATTGCCGCCGTAGAGCGCATCACGCCTCCCGCCGGCCCATCCGTCAGCCGCTTGGCCTACAGCTACAGCAGGGGCTACGAGGACGGCCTACAGCACGGCGCACAGTCCGCCTACAGGCGCATGACCTACGCTCTCGTCCCGCTGGCTGTGGTGGGTGGCATCGTCGCTTGGATGATCGGCTGAAATCCAATCAAACAATCAAACGGAATTCAAACATGCCTAGAGGCGGAGCAAGGCCCGGCGCAGGTCGCAAGGTCGGCGCCGTCCAGAAGGTGGCGCGTGAGGCGCGAGAGAAGGCGGCGGCATCGGGCATGCTGCCTCATGAGTTCCTGTTGGCGATCATGAGGGACGAAGTGGCAGGAGAGACGCCAACCTTTGAGCAGCGGTTAGACGCGGCGAAGGCGGCGGCTCCCTACTATGCGCCGAAGCTGGCGGCAGTCAGCAACGAGCACAGCGGCCCTGATGGGAAGCCGATCCAGACGGACGGCTCGCTCAGGGTTGAGTTCGTCGCAGCGCAGGCACCGCCTGGGGACTAAGCATGGCGACCATCCAAATGCCGGACGTGTTCCGCTTCCTCTTTGAGGGGGAGGCAAGGTATCGCGCGGCGTTCGGCGGTCGGGGTAGTGGCAAGTCACATGCCTTCGCTCAAGCGCTGGTCCTACAGGCCGCACAGAAGCCTCTCCGCATCCTCTGCGCCCGCGAGATACAGCGCAGCATCAAGGACAGCGTGAAGCGGCTGCTAGACGACAAGATCGCCGCCTCTGGCCTGTCTGGCTTCTACCAAAGCACGGACACCGAGATACGCGGGGCGAATGGATCACTGTTCGTCTTCGCCGGGCTGCGGACCAACCCGGACAGCATTAAGAGCCTGGAGGGGTTGGACCGGGCATGGATCGAAGAGGCCGCGACGGTCTCTCAGAACAGCCTGAACATCCTCATCCCGACGCTGCGAAAGCCCGGCTCCGAAATCTGGATGACGTGGAACCCAAGGCTTCCGAACGACCCGGTTGAGACGCTGCTGCGAGGGGCGGAGACGCCGCCCAACGCCATCGTCAAGCGGGTGAACTGGGATGACAACCCATGGTTCCCGGATGTCCTGCGGGACGAAATGCTGTGGGACCGTCGCCGCGACCCTGACAAATACGCTCACATCTGGTTGGGCGAGCATCAGAAGAACAGCGAGGCCCGCGTCTTCAAGAACTGGCGCGTTGAGGCGTTCGACACGCCGGCCGATGCGCGGTTCTACTTCGGCGCGGACTGGGGGTTCTCGGTCGATCCTACGACGCTGGTGCGGTGCTGGATCAACGGCAGGACGCTCTACATCGACAAGGAAGCCTACAAGGTCGGCTGCGAGATCGACAACACGCCGGCCCTGTTCCGTACGGTCCCTGGCTCCGACAAATGGCCGATCCGTGCCGATAGCGCTAGGCCCGAGACCATCAGTTACATGCAGCGCAACGGCTTCCCGCAAGTCGTCGCCGCGAACAAGGGGCAAGGCTCCGTTGAAGACGGGGTTGAGTTCCTGAAGTCCTACGACATCGTCGTCCACCCCGACTGTAAGCACACAATCGACGAGCTAACCCTGTACTCCTACAAGGTGGACAAGCTGACCGGCGAAGTCCTACCCGTGCTGGAGGACAAGGAAAACCACGTCATAGACGCTATCCGGTACGCCATCGAATTGCTCCGGAAGCCGGAAGCCAAGTCTATCCATCTGCCGTTCATGCGCCGCTAAGGACTGCCCCATGCTCAAGACGCTGCAACAAGCCATGGCGACCGACCGGGATTACCCGGCGCGCACTGCCCGCGTGCAGTGGCTGGAAAGCGTCCTGAACGGGTCGCTGTATGACTGCCTGCCGCATGAGTTCCATGAGGAGCAGGAGCTGGACGGCGCCTATGTGCCGCTCTCCAAGCGCCGGCCGTCTGTCCGCTACAACCTCTGCCGCATCATCGTGAACGACAGCGTGTCAATGCTGTTCAGCGAGGGGCACTTCCCCACTCCGAAGGCTGACGACGAAGGGACGGCGGAAGCGCTGGGCAAGGTGATCGCCGACAGCAAGCTCAACGAGGTGATGGTCGATGCCGCCACCCGCGGGGCGGTTGGTGCGGCAGCCATCCTCATGCGCGTGCTGAATAACCGCGTTTTCTTCTGCGCCCTGCCGACCGCTTACCTCATGCCATCATGGCGTAAGGACGCACCGGACGTGCTGGAGAGCGTGACGGAGCAGTACAAGGTGCGCGGTGACGTGCTGGCGGCACAGGGCTACAGCATCCCCGACGCTGACAAGAACTCGATGTATTGGTTCCGGCGGGTGTGGGATAGCGCCGCTGAGACTTGGTATGTCCCATGGCTGG